CTAAGGTTCAATATCAAATTCTTTTGATAAAAGAATGTGTATTCTTTTCAAAATCATTAATATTGTCAGAAAAAAATTACCTATTAAGAAATATGAAACAAAAGATAAGGTAAGCTGGAGATAATCAATATCAATTAAGGAAATCAGTAAACAACATACTAATAGTAGTGAAATTAATATTGAGTAAGAAACATTTGAAAAAATTTCGCGTAGAAATCTTCTTTTCAACTCATTGTTCTTTTCGATGCTTTTTTTTACTAAATCATAAATAATAACTAGCAAATTTAGAAGCAATCCTACAAAAATCGAAAAAGTTGTTATTAAAATATTAGTCAGTGAAGAACTAATTTCTTTAAAATATCTAATGCAAACTATTGCTACGATTAACGGAATACCATAAAAAACAAAGAAATCCCAGATACTATATTGAGGCTTGTTTTCTGTCTGATTCTTTTGATAGTCAACAAGCGTAATTAAATGGTCTTTAATTATTAAAATAGGATTAATTTTGCTCATAACTACCCTATTGACCTATCAGATTCGATTTTCTCCAGATATTCTTGTGCAATTGGATTAATGCTTGTATACAAAGGATGTCCGTTTTCGGTTTTCACATCATCGGTAATGTTGTAAAGCGGAGCTGTAGCAAAAGGATTTGCCAAGTTCAAAACTTTTGTGTTTCCATTAATTTCTAGGTCAATTTTAATTGTATCATAATCAGGCATTTGCGGAATTTCAATTAAACGATTAAGAGGAATCGGTTTTTCAGTTATATATTGCCGTAAATACGCCAAAACATCATCTTTATATAAGCTAATTGACTTTTTCTTTTTTGCCCTAATAGCAAGTTCTAAATAAGACTCTGTTGGACTTAAGTTTTTAGCATTATAAACATCTCCTATATCCTTAGGCATAACATATTTAATGATTCTGATTGACTTAATTTCACTCTTGCGATAATCGTCAATTACAGATTCGTAAAATGCCGGATTTAATGAAACTCTTAAATCATCATTAAGTTTTCGGAAAAATTCCTGCAAGTCATTATACAAAACGGTTTTTATACCAAAACTTTGAAATTTTTGGAGAATAATAATTCCAGAAGGCTTATCTTTTGGTAAGGAAACAAGAAAATAAAAAGGTATCATTTCGGCATCAGTTAATTTTCTTTTAAATTCAGATACCACTTGTGCTTCGACATCAAAAAAATCTGCGGTATAGCCGTATTCACCTGTTTCAATTGAGCCTGATATTGCATTTGGAACTGTGGTATTGTCGAAATGCTTAACACGGAGTATTTTTTGGTCGATTTTGTCATCAGATGAATTTGTGTTTCTAGCAGTAATATATTCTGAAAACAAAGTGAAAATATTTTTATTGTTAATGTTGAAAGTTCTTAAATCTAAATTTGTATGACTTTTAACATTCCGAAGCTGGAAGAAATACGCGGCGAGAGAAATCTTTTTTGGCATTAAGGTCTCCTTAATCAATTTTTATCTGATTCTTTCAAAAGTCTTGCAATTTTATTTTTATACCAGTTACCAAAATAATCAGTCTGAGAAATCGGATAAGGAGTATTTTTTGAATTTTGAGAAGATATTCCAAATCCAGTAAATAGTTAATAGGAGAACAATAAATATATATATAACTTCTATTCGTGTAACTGGAGACGTGTCAAAAACATATTGATAAAACCACCAAATGTTATAACCGACTGGAAATATCCCGATAAAAGTAAATAACAAATATTTAATGACTGCACTTTTATTACTACTATTTAATTTAGCCTTTAGCTTAGATTTAATATTGTCTTTACTTAATATCTTTTTTCCGAAATTTCCAGCTTGTACGGCAAAATATATGATGATTGCAGCTATAATATTGCCGAGAATGGGAATTATCCACTGGCTCATCAATGGATTTGTTTCGGTGTTCATATACCTATTAAGTTAATCTTATATTTATCCCGTCGGATGAATAATAAAAGTCACGACTTCAAGAATCTCGCAATCGTTTTTATAGATGTCCTGTACCCTACTCTTCCGAAGGCTTTGGTAAAACTCTGACCGGACTCTCACCATTAACTATTTTGAGACTTTGATAATACAACTTAAACCAATATTCTCTTGCCTCTTCTGGATTTACTGACCTACCTGTATTTCTAGGTTTTTCATCATGCTGCACTTCTTTAGCTAAATCGAATGCAACTCTATGTCTACTCAAAGTTTCATCTGCCATAACTATTTCTCCTTCAAACTCCAAATCTTATTCATTAATGCCTTGAGCTAACTTATGAAGTTTTTCAATTAATTGCTATTGTTCTTATTCTTTCGGATAAAAATGTATCTAAAAAGGCATTATTTCGGTTATCAATATTTTGCAATAACTGAACAATATCGTTGTCAGTTAGAGGAATTATTAAGCCTCTATCATCCCTGTAAGTATCACGACAACGATTAATAAATAAATCCATATCGTCTATTTGCCTACAGAGTAAAAAGCCTACTTTACCTCGGTTGACTGAAAATCTCCCAGCTAGTTGGTCTATTTCAGGATTAACTGGGTCATCACTGTAATTCTTGCATTCAACAAAAATATACTGGCTTGGAAGCTGCATATTTTCCGACAGTCTGCTAAATATTCCCAACTTTGCAGCATTGTCGAATGTAACATCAATTCTTTTTCTACCTTCGTGAATTTCTCTTTCAAGCTCTGGATAAATTAAGTGAGGGTAGAAAAGTAGCTCAAGAATCCCTACAATTAAACGATGGTACCTTGTAGCACCGTTGTTTCCTAAAGGTATGTTATTTAGACTTTCAACTAAACGATTGGCAACAGCATGAATATCTACATCAGATATTTCAAAATCTGAAAGCGATTGGGTTTTTGTGATTCTCTTAAACTCTTCTAAGACGTGAGGATTTCGCTGTGTAAACTCTCTTAAAAATTCCTTTGAATAAGGATTTTCTTCTTCAATATCTTTTTTAGTTACAAATCTTGTTCCATCCTTCCTTCGTTGCACAAGTGCCGAATTCATCTGTAAGTGCTCATTCTGCAAAAAATTCAAAACGAAGTGCTGGTAATACTGTTGAGGAGTATAGTCGGCGTTAAAAGAAACAATGCCTTTAGGTACAAGAAGAATTTTCTTTGCTCCTATCAAAAGAATTGAAGTTGGTTCAGCTTCCCACTGTCTTGTTCTTCGATTCCAATAAAAATCCGACGGAACATCTGGAGTAATCGGTATTTGGTGAAGTCTGCATTGGGCTATTGTGTAGTCTATAAGGTGTTTCCTGATAATATTAGTGGTCATGTCGGAGAGTTTGTCTTTTCCAAAATTGTCAACAAAAAGATGCTTATCTTCAAGGTCTTGAATCAAGCCCGTTTGTATAGCACGACTTTGAATAATACTATCGAAAATTCTATCTGCATCTTCTCTTCCAACCCCTCTTCCTCTAGGTATATCCCTTGATAAACCGAAACAGGTTGAATTAGGTTCTCTTAGATGACGAAACAAAAGCCTTGCTTCATCATTCTGCTCATTTCTTATTAAATCAATAAGCGTTTGAAAAAAACTCTTAATTGTTCGAGTAGCTTCAATTGACCAGTTATCTTTTCTTAGCCCAAGAAAGAAAGGGTCAACAAACAAAGCAATATCTCTGTCTGTATCAATATCAACGAAGTCAAGTTCGGCTTGTGATTTGTTAAGTTGGAAAAGGTTACTTATTTTCATGTTTTAGAAAAAGTTTTAACATTTCATACCGTATTTAAATTTTCATTGATTTAAGTCATTCCAACTTGTGCTAAATCTGATACAAAAAATAAAGTTTCTGCCTCTATAAACTCCAAACTCACAACTGCCAATCCTTATTGGCTTTATTCCGTCTTTTTAATAATTCGTAACTTTCATCATCCAATTGGTGTTTTATTTTATTAATCAATGCCTTCAGCCAGCTTATGAAGTTTTTCGATTACGTAACGGTACAAGCCTATGATTTCTATTCGACTGTTTCCTTCAAAAAATAATTCATTACCGTCTGTGGTAACTTCAAACGTTTGAATAGGAAATATACGACCGTCTTGCCCGCGTGCTTTAATGTCGAATAATATTTTGTTATTAGGTGAATCTAGCGATATTTCGCATCCGAATACTTTGCACGAAATAGTATAGCTACCCGCATTGATAATTGAGTCTGGATAATCTTGGCGGAAAACTCGCGCATTATTATAAAGCTTGCTATTAACAAGCGATAGATTTTGCTCAAAAGTCTTTCTTAATTGTTCAAAAGCATCAGAGATAAGCCATCTTTTTTGCTCATTTTGATTCGCTATCTCAATCCTTTTTTCTTCACTATGTCTTTTCTTTTCTTCCGTATCTTTCTTTAATTCATCTAGCCAATCCGACATAATTTTTTCTCCTTTGATTTTCTAAAATTAAATCTGATACAAAAATAAAGACGCCGCCTTTCCCGCCACAGTTTTCGAGCATATCTATTTCGATTTTCGATTTTCAGCTTTCGGTGGTTGTACTCTAATCTCCTAACATAATGCCGCCTAAACGAAACTCAACTACATCTTCTTCAGATTGTTCGTCGCTTTCTATATCATCAGCTTCAGTTTTTGAATTAATAGCACCTCTTTTAGCTACAGTTGATTTGGTACTGGCTTTGCTGTATGGAACTTCATTATCTATGTTAATCAAATCTTTCTTGTAGAGGGAATACTCCTTTTGGTGTGCCTTAAATATGATGAAATCTACAATTTCTTTTATTTCCGTTTCATCAAAAATAGAGAAATCTATCTCTGATAACCACTCAAGAAGTTGATGCTCAACATTTGATTCAGACTCAAGCGATGAATCAATAAATCCGCCCTTTCTTAAAGTCTGATTTACATCGGCATTAATGACTTTAGCTATTTGAATTAAAGTTTCTCTCTTCGTGCCACTTTGACCATTTTCAATTCGCATCCATTGAAAACGGCTTAAGTTCGCTTTTTCCGCTGCGGTTTCTTGGGACAGATTCGCCTTTTCACGATGTTGTTTTATCCAACTTCCAAGCGCTTTTAATTGTGTATTTTTATTACTCAATGTGGCAAAAAATGTAACAGACTTCGCGGTGACATTACAAGCAACTTGATGTTGCATTTTAATTGACATACTTATTCTCTCCTATTATATTTGAATTATGACGAAAGAAGATTACGACAATACAAGACTTGTGAAACTTAGAGAGTCAAAAAAACTAACTCAAGAAAATGTAGCGGAAAGTGTTGGTGTATCGAGATTTACAATAATTCGTGCTGAACAGGGTTCAGCAGCATCTTGGAAACTTTTACAGTCACTTTCAGCTTTTTATGGTATTTCGGTTTCAGAATTAATCCATCCTACCCAAATTGCGGCAAAATTTTTTTTCACTACTAATGTTGCATTTTAGTTGACCTATGTTGCAAAAAATGTAACAATCTTAAATGTAAGGTTAATTTTTTAACCGAAATTCATTTAGGAGAAAGCAAAATGGCAGATTTTAACGCAAACGATTACGACAGATTTATTGACAACTTAACCCAAGCGGCACGAACTAAACGCGAACGACTCGATTCAATACAAAAGGGAAGTCACATTCTCGTTTTCAACTCGACGTGGGCGGGACGCGACGAGGCGAGAGAAAAGACCTGGCACACGGTCAAAGAATTAAACCGCTTCTCGGACGGCATCGTCGAGATGATTTGCACCGACGGGCGCAGAATTCTAAGCGACGACGTTCTTCTGGTCGCAAACGAGAAAACTGCGGAAACGCTTTTGATTTGTCTGAACGACCGCGAAAGAGAATTTACCGGAGCGATAGCGCGAGCCGATAAAAACAATTTGGAAGTCTTCCACGACTTCGAACCGGATGCGTTCGTGGTCGTCAATCACGACAGCCGGACAGAATACAGGGTTATTTTGAAAACTATTAAAGGTAAGGTTTTTGCCTCCTGCGAGTGTAGCGACTTTTCAAAAAGAAATCGCGTGTGCAAGCACCAGGCGGAAGTACTGCGGGATGCGTTTAGCGGCATTCCGCAACCAATCGAGCAAACGGACAGGCACGAATTAGAGCCGATACGAAACCTGATGACGCGACTTTCAGGTTCGGCGGCGGGGATTGAAGTTTAAGACGCCTGAAACACCGGCAAAAATTTAAGGAGAAATATGAACAACAAAAAAAATATAAACGGTAACGGCAATAGTAACGGTAATGGCAATGGATTCGTGGCGACGATTGAACCCACGAACGGCAACGGAAACGGGCACAAAAAGAATAAAAAAACATCCGAAGGCGTCGAATCGTTAGCCGTCCGTCTTTCGGCGGTTATGAGAGACCCCGGTTTACCTGTTCCGGTTAAGAACAGTATTCTTGACGGACTTAATACCGTGTTCAACGACTTGCATTTATCTGACGACGACCCGGATTTTCAGGATGAGGATGATACCAGCGCGGCGTATATGGAAAACCTTTTAAAGCGACACGCTGAAAAACAGGTTTCCGATAAAACAACTGAAGTCTACGACGCACAAGCTGTCGAAGATAACTCTTACAACCCAAACAGCATGGTAGGTCTGTATTTAGATGAAGCGACTACTTTCGATTTCATTCAGCCTAATTCTTCTTTAATTTGGGAATTAAAAGAAAATGATGATACGCCTCAACCTACAATCGTTAAAGAAACCTCCAGTTTGCGAAAAGACGGACGTTTCACGCTTGAAGTAGTCTTTCCAGCCTCATTGGAAACTATCAAATCTACACCGGAAACTCCGCAGGAAACTTCCATGTTCGGCTCAAAATCCGAACACGCAAAACCAATAGCGGATTATGTTCACAAAAACGATTTGTCGGGCTTAGTCCATGCTCTTATCAATAATGCGGACATTCCGTCGCGCTTTCTCAATACGCTATACGATTCGCTTAATGATATGGCGGGCGAAAGACTGGTTATAGAGGTTTCCCGCGAAGCTATCAGCGAAGCGTTACTTCGTGAATCTGTGCGAGGCTTGCAGATTAAAAGGCAGACCGAAGAAATCCAAGATAATAACGATTGCGTCGTTTCGATGGCGAATAAAATCAACGATATTTTTTATAATAAATCAGTTCCGCACAGGATTGTTAATTGTCTTGCCGACGGCATTTTTCAAACGTCGTGGGATTGCGGAATAAATAATGACGTAAACATTTCCGCTGAATACGTAGAAGAGGTTATCCGTGAATATTGGTCACGTCGAGAAAGTGGCAAGCCTTGGGAGATGTGGGAAAATAAGCGCGCCGAACAATCTAAATCAGCGACAATAGAAGAACTCGACCGGCTTCGTCTGGAGAGAATCACCAACGACATCTGCCATATCTTAGACAGCGAAAAAGTTTCCGATGATACGAAAGATGCGCTTGAGAGCCTGCTTCTTGCGGCGGCGAATCACGCCGGAATGGGAATCGACTTCGATACCGACATTCTCAGAGTCGCCTTCCCGAAAATAATCGACTCGCTTAACTCCATCTATGCCGAAGGCATTTTGGATTCGATTGACGGATTTGCAGACGTGTTTATCGGCACGGAGGTCGGTGAAGAACTCAATCAATATGCGAAGCGGTTTGAGTCCAAAACCGCATCCGTAACTTCGGCAGCAGACTTAAACACAGACGATACGCAGCTTACTAAGTTAGCGAAATGCCTGTCTGAAATACTGGAAAATCCTAAAACGCCGGAAGACCTGTTTAATGCAGTTGTCGGGCAGCTCGACTTAATTTGCGGTAATGAATTGAGCGAGAAATTAAAGTCGCCGGAAGTCATTAAACAAGGTTTGATTCACGACCAAAAACAAAGGGAGCGAGCGCAAGCGGCATAAGCGTTCATTGATTGAACAAAGGGCAGGGACTAGATTCCTTGCCCTTGATTGAGTCAATGAACCCTACTATGCAGACACAAAAACCAAAGATTTCGCCGACGGGCAGGGAGATTCTCGATTTCCTTGAGTCGCGCGGAGGCATAAGCTCGGTCGGAATAATCGGCGCGAACCGGACGACGACGATTCGCCATCTTCGCAGGCTCGAAACGCTCGGCTTAGTCGAGTGCGTCGAGCCTCCCGTCAAGTCAGTCCGCACGTCCGATTATATCGGGATTGAAGGCTTTGCGAGTCACTGCGGCGTCTGGCGGCTTCCCGTCGAAGAAAAAGAAAGGGTATGCAGCTTTTGCAATTTTACGGCGCCCTACAAGGATTTTCCCGACGGCTCAATTTGTTATCTCGGCATTTGCGCCTGCGCGCCGTGTCTGGAAACCGAAAGTCTCGCGGCAGTCAGTTAAAAAAAATAGATTTTCAAAGAACCGCTAAAGAGAATAACGGAACGGTTTTTATTTGAAAAGGCTTATTTGAAGCCAATTTTTGTTCTCAGGTTTGTTTATGAAAAAACACGATTTCGATAAAGCGGAAATGGAGCTTTATATGCTCTTCAAGGATAACCCCGGCGCGGTCAGCGGAATTTCCGGCTATATGAAGGAAAACGACTCGTCCGGGCTTTCGCGCCAGTTCAACGTATCGGACGCGCGCCGCCCGAACCCGTTTATCGAGGTGATGAGAATTTTGCAGGCGGCGATGAAGTTCTCGCCGGAAATGGAAGAGCGTCTCTGGATAATTCTCGAACGCGAGCGAAGCCGTCACCGCAAAGACGAGCCGACCTTAAAAGAGCAGTTCGCCGAATTGATTGAAAAGATTTTCGACGAGCTCGGCGATTTGGTCAAGCTCAATTTGAAAGGCGGATACAGCAAAGCCGAACTCGAAAAAGAAGGATTCGAGCTTTTAAGCGCGGTCAGGAAATTTTACGAAAAGGTCAAACAATCCGGCGATGAGTGAATTTGAAGAAAAAGTCTGGAAGCGGCTCGACGACCTCGAAAAAACGGTCGAGCGTTTGAAGTCCGAAAAATCGGCGGCAGACATTGCCAATGAATTCGAACGGCTTCCCGCGACGGCGACGGTCGGCAAGGATTACGTCGCTTGAATAAAATTATGAGCAAAATTATCGAAGTTCCATTAACACAAGGGCAAACTGCAATCATTGATGAGGCGGACGCCGAAAGAGTTTTGGTTTATAAATGGTTTGCCAGTAAGGATAAAACTTACTCAGGTGGCGGAAAATTCGTTGCGAAACGGAATGTTGTTCATAAAGGAAAGCGGACGGTTGAGTCTATGCACAAGTTTATTATGAATACTCCTGAAAGTTTGTGTATTGACCACATAGACCGCAATCCTTTGAACAATACGCGTAAAAACCTTCGCTTATCTACTAAAGCGGAGAATCTGCGAAATAGAAGCAAACAGGTAAATAACAAGAGTGGTTACAAAGGGGTTTGTTGGAATAAGCAAGCTCAAAAATACCATGCTCAAATTACGCACAAAGGCAAAAGAATACATCTTGGTTATTACCGAAATGCTGAAGATGCCGCGCGTGTTTATGACTTAAAAGCAAAAGAACTGTTTGGCGAATTTGCTTATTTAAATTTTTCTAACTGAGTTTGAGCAGAAATGACTGATTTTGAACTAAAACTTTTAGCCAGAATCGAGAACCTTGAAGTAGAGGTGAAACGGCTTAAGTCTGAAAAAAAGTCAAAGTTATTTACGCCGGAAGAAATCGCTTATTTTGAGGCTTTACCTCCAAACGCCACTGTTACTAAAGATTATGTTGCATTTAAATTCGGCTGCTCGGAGCGCGCGGTTCAAAGAGGGGAAGCCGGAACGCATAAAATTCCGCGCGTATCGAGAAAGCCTTTGAAATTTATCAAGCGGGAAGTCGACGCCGCGTGGCGCGAATATAGGCGCACGGCAAAGGACAAGGCGGCTCAGGAAAGGGCTAAAGCCAAACCGGTTAAAAGGAAACGATCGATTATCAGCCGGGCGACTTAAAGTCGGCAAAAGTAATACGGCGAATTTGGAGCGCCGGGTTATTGGAGAAAGCAAAAAGGGACGGGGAGCGTATAAATGGGAGCTGGCGACGGTAAGAGCGCAATCAATATCGAAGAAATTAAGGCGGAAGCGGAGCGTCTCACGGAAAACGGGGACGGCGGGGTAAAGTTCGCGTGGCTGAGCGACGTCGAGGCGAAATCCGTCGAATGGCTCTGGTTTCCGTATATCCCGCGAAAAAAGATTACTCTTTTTACGGGCGAGGAAGGCATCGGGAAATCCTACATCACCTCCGCCCTCGGAGCGGTCGTCTCGAACGGCTGGAAATTCCCCAACTCCGACGAATATGTCAAAGAGGGAAAAGTGCTGTTTCTCGCCGAGGAAGACGACGCAGAGGACACGCTCAAGCCGAGACTGACGCAGGTCGGCGCGAAACACGAAAATATCGCGACCGTCACCGAGCCGATAACCTTCGACGACATGGGGCTTCTCAGATTCGAGAATTTGATGGAGAAAATCAAGCCGACGCTCGTTTTTATCGACCCTTTCTTTTCCTACGTTCCCAAAGACACGAATATCAATTTATCGACCGCCATCCGTCCGATCACCACGCGCCTGACGGAAATCGCCGTCCAGTATAACGCTTCTTTTATCCTGGTCAGGCACATCGGAAAGGCGAAGGGCGGCGGCGAAGGCAGAGCCGCAGGACTCGGCAGCATCGACCTTCGCGCCATCGCCCGCTCCGAAGTCATCATCGGGCGTGACCCGCAGAGCAGAACGAAGGGAGCGTTTATTCACGACAAATGCAATTACGCGATGAAGGGCGAGTCCCTGGGCTACGAGATAACGCACGAAGGCTTGTTCTGGCTCGGAACGTCCGATTTGACCGCGACGCAAATTCTCACGGCGTTCAAGCCGGAAAACCAGGACAATCAGGCGGGGTGGCGTGAGGCGATGAAGTTCCTGCGCGAAGCATTAAAAGAAGGCGAGCGATGCGCCAAAGAGGTGCAGAAGGAGGCTCACGATTTGGGCATTACCGAGCGCTCTTTAAGAACCGCGCGGCAAAAGCTGGGCGTCATCGTCTTTAAGACCGGCGGCTATTTCGGCGGCGACGTCAAATGGAAATGGAAGCTCCCGATTGAGCTTCTCGAAGCCGAGGCGGACAATCATTCGGAAGCCGAGAATTGATTTGAAGATGACGGCGCGCGACTCTCGTTTGCAAACGTCATCTTCAGCACAATTTATCCCGTAAGCTCTTTTATTTCAGAAGGTTGCTTGAAGATGCCGCGAGTGTCATCTTCAGCGCATTTGAAGCGTCAAGTTCAGGCGCGTCAACTTCAGTTCTTTGGAAACCCGTCATCAAAAACTGCCTTTGTCCGAGCCGTTTTGAAAGAGAAATTTTCAAAAACGGGGAAGATAAGGGTAGGTAGAGGTCTATAAATTTTCAGATATTTCTTTACTGAAGATGACGTTTTGAAGATGTCGTTAAGACTGAAGATGACACTACCCGACATCTTCAGTAAAACGATTGATATTAAAGGGTTTAACAAACTACACAGACTGAAGATGACACTTCCGAATCGCGTCATAGGTTTTTACTGATAAAAAAAGAAATTAATTGATGAAATACCGGCTTGAAAAATACAGAGGCTCCCGCTCCCGCTACACTTGCCCCCGATGCGGAAGGAAAAACGAGTTTGCCAGATACATTGACGAAATCGGAGATTATCTTGACTCGTCGGTCGGGCGCTGCAACCGCGAATCGTCCTGCGGCTATCACCTGACGCCGAAGGAGTTTCTCGGTCTGCGCGCCCCCGCCGGCGCACACGTCGCCGCTAAAAACAAAATGAACGTAACGACCGCGAGCAGCATAAATACCGTAAGCAAATACGGGCGAGCCGAATACTTCGACACAATTGACAATTCGCTGGTCGTCCGCTCGCTAGAGCACACGGACAAAAACCGTTTCCTGAATTTCCTCTTGTCTTTCATCGATTCGGAGCTAGTCGGAAAGATGATTAAGGATTACCTGATAGGAACGACCAGAACGGGCAAAACCGTCTTCTGGCAGATTGACGCCAAAGGACGCGCCCGGACCGGAAAGATTATCTCCTACGATGAAAAAACGGGGAAGCGCGATAAGCGGGTAAATCCCTCCTGGATTCATTACGAGCTGAAACGGGCGAAAGTGCTGCCCGATACGTTTCAACACCAAATCTGCTTTTTCGGCGAGCATCTTTTTAAAAAGAACAAATCGAAACCCGTCGCCGTCGTCGAAGCCGAGAAAACCGCCGCGGTCGCTTCGATGTTTATCGACAGCTTCGTCTGGCTCGCAATCGGAGGGAAATCATATTTGAAGGCGGAAAAGCTGCGCCGGTTCAGAGGCAGGAAAATCGTTCTTTTTCCCGATGCCGACGGATTCGATTTATGGAACCGGGAAGCCATCGACGCGCAAAGGATGGGGCTTAATGTTACCACTTCCAGAATTATCGAGGACGCGGCAACCGGCGAGGAAAAGAAAAACGGCTATGATTTGGCAGATTATTTAATCAATGGAGAACTCAAGGCGCAGAAATGGAATGAATATGCAGATGCTTATAACGAGAAAGTGGACAAAATTCTATCTGATGAAAATCTATTAGATTTATTCAACGAACTATTGGATGAACGAGCAGCAATTATGGACTCTGAAGAAGAAGCGTTAAAGCCGGAAAACGTTAGGGCAATCGTCGAATATATAGCTTGAATAATGGAAAACAAAAAACAAATTAAAGACGTTCGCTGCAAAGGACGAATGCCGGAAACCCGTAAATCTTGCAATGCCGTTTTGTATCAATCCGACGGAGAATATCTTTATATTATCGGATTAGTTCTTAATCCTTCATTAAAAGTGCAGCGTATTGTTTGTGATAAATGCGGTTATGCTATGGTTTGGAAAAGAAATGAAAAATTTCGCCGCCGATAAATTGGGGGTATATTTCCAGACTTATATAAAGTCTGGTATCAAATGTTCGTTGCTATCTAACCAAGTTAAATATTCTTGTATTCCATCTTGGAGTGCAGTTTTATGTTGCCAGCCTAGTATTGTTTTACATTGATTTATATCGGCGTATGCTCCTAAAGGATCGTCTCCACGCGATGGTAAATGGTCTACTTTTCTAATCGAATTCGTTAGAAAACAAATTAGGTCGCAAATTCTGTTTATTGAAGTGGGTAGTCCAGTCCCAACATTGAAAATTTTACCGGTACTATTCTTGCTCATGGTTGCGCAAACAATAGCGTCAGCCACATCGCTAATATGAACAAAATCTCTAATTTGTTCACCATCCCCATAAATTGTTATCGGTTTCTGTAATCTTAACTGCATTGCAAAGATTGCAACACACCAACTGTGACTGCCGAATTTCGGAACCTGGCGAGAACCATAAATGCTGAATAGTCTTAAAGCTGTAGCAGGTAGTCCGTAAAACTTGTGGTAGAGTAGGCACCGTTGCTCACCCCATAACTTTGACAGTCCATAGTTTGAAACGGGAAAGCAACCTTGGCTCTCATTGAATTTTCGCTGTTCAATAGGTCCGCTTAGCGAGCCATAGACGCTCGCAGAAGATATAAAGGTAAACTTCTTGATATTTGAATTTACGGCAGCATCTAAGAGATTTTGAGTTCCCAAAACATTTATATCAAACTCTATCTTAGGATTTCGTGTACATTCAGCAACATCTGCAAGTGCCGCTAAATGTATTATTCTGTCAACATTCGGTACCAATTTTAATAGTAGAGCTTTATCACGCAAATCACCTTGGACTAACTCAACCGGAAGATTTTGTAGCCCAAATTCTCGATAATAGTCAAAAGGATATGCGGAAAGATTATCAAGAATAACAACTTCATTGTTACCGTCGCAAAGCTTTCTAACCACATGGGAACCAATACTTCCAGCTCCACCAGTCACCAAACAAACTTCTGCCATAAGTTATACCGATATTTTTAGAAACCAGAAGAAAAGGTAATGACTAACAGAACAATCCAAGCAATGACGAATATTGCAATAAATGGTTGCGTATATCCAAACCAAAGCGAGCGATTAACCCCTGGATCATTAAGCAATAATCTAGCCTCTTCGCCTTTCGGGGAAAATGATCTTGCCCATTCAGAAGATTTAGGAAATCCCTGTTCAACTTTCGTTAGTTGATTTCTCCAGTATTGTTGCCATCCCCATAGTCTTAACAAGACATAGAAAGACCAAATACTGGTAACTATGCCAATACCGCAAATTAATATAAGAAATAAGGGGCGATATAGTTCTAATTGTGGTTTATCTGTTTGAAAGACAAAAACAAATGCGGCAAATAAACCAAAATTTATGCTTACCATTGCATTAAATCTACTCCATATTCCATCGCCTTCTTGGTTAGATTTTGCTAATAAAGCACAATAAAGTTCGACAAGAGCATCAAGATTTTGAGTTAACTGATTGGCTGTTGAATTTTTATCTTTCTTTTCCATAGGCTATAAATCAATAATGATTTTTAAGTGTCAAAAACAGTTTTCACCGAAATTTCAAATAGGATTCAAAGACTAATTATTAAAAAATCACTTAAGCCTTCGAATTGAATGATTGCGCAGAATGTTCTGTATAGTTTGTCAGCACCATACATCAGAATGCTGCTCAAAGTAAAGTTCTATTGCATTTTTTATAACTTTCGTTTACCTTGTAATCCGAAAATTTAGGTTTGCCCGCTACTAATTTAGGGCAGAAAACACGCTAACGCTGTGTAGGTCTTCAAAAAAGAGGACTTACACGGCGATTTTGATTTTAGGGCAAAAACTCAGATGGAATGGCTAAAACAAAATTGGATTCAACTTGTCACACTCGGTATCGCTTTCATCGGAGCGGCGAGCGGCTGGATTACGGCGGCGATTCTTTTTTATAAGGCTAAATCCGACGTTCATAAAACCGAAGCCGACACGCAGAAAACGGAAGCCGACACCATTATCAATCTCATCCGCGAGCTCGAAGAGGTTCGCTTGAAATGGCGCGACATGCTGACGGCGCAGATGGCTGAAAAGAATCTACTTGAGAATACGCGAAGGCTTCTCCAGCAGGTTGAAATCGTTCTTAGGGAATTTCTCAACAATTCGCATATCGGATACTGGGAAGCGGACTCGATGGGCAAGCGCACATTTTTTAACGATGCCTGGCTCGAAATGGCGGGAATGCGGCTCAGCGAAGCTGTCGGCGACGGTTGGCAGAACTGTATTCATCCGGATGATCAAGAAATGGTTAGAAGACGCGACGAGATGATGACTCTCGCCGGGAGCACTCTGAGACCTATCAAATGCCGTGTCATTAATCAGAGAACGACCGAAGAGATACAGGTCGAAAAGACGTTGTTCGTCGTCTTCAACACCGACGGGACGGTCTATAAATTTATCGGGCGGATGGTGAAAATTTAATGAGCGAAGAAAAAGAAGAAATTAAACTCACCGGAAAACAGAAATCTTTTTGTGAACATTACCTATCTGATGCAAAATTCAACGGCTCGGAAGCGGCACGGCTGGCAGGATATTCAGAAAAAACCTGTTCACAAATTGCATTTGAAAACCTTAGAAAACCTGAGATTCTCACGTATATGCGCGAGCTGACCGCGGCGAACGGCGTAAACGAATTTCAGACCTTACATGAACTGAAAGATGTCGCCTATTCCGATTGGCGCGACCACGTTTCAATTATCTACGACAATGACGGGAACGAAAAAGAATGCATTTTAATGCTCAAAGACAAAGTGAAAGCTTTAGAGATTCTCGCCAAGATTCAAAAGCTGACGGATGACAAGCCGAATGTAAATGTCGGCGTCAGTCTAACCAAAGTATATGCAGGTTTTGACCCTTCTAAAGTTTAGTTTTCTGATTATGGCGATGCTGACGTCTTCCAAAACGATTACGCCTAGACCAGAGGAAAGACCGTATCAACCATTTGGCGCGGCGCTCGAAGTGTTTTATTGCCAGGACGATGAAGTCGTAACGGACGGACCCGCTGGAACGGGAAAATCGCGCGGCTGTCTTGAAAAAGTTCATTTCTGCGCCGAAAAATATGCCGGCGCGCGTTTTCTTCTGGCAAGAAAAACGCGCGCTTCACTCAACCAAACCGCACTTGTTACCTACGAAAACCACGTTTTGCCAGTCGGCGCGCTCGGGAGAGGCAGACAGGTTCACTTTCAAACCACAGACCAGGAATATCAATATAAAAACGGTTCTATCGTAGCTATCGGCGGTCTGGATAAATCTTCGAAAATTATGTCCAGCGAATACGATATGATTTTCGTTCAGGAAGCTACCGAACTCACCGAAGACGATTGGGAAAATCTCACGACGCGACTCAGAAACGGCGTGATGCCTTATCAACAACTGCTCGCCGACTGCAATCCGCAAAATCCTAAACATTTTTTGAAACAGCGCGAAAAACGCAACGCTTTGAAAATGTTTAAGTCTCGGCACGAAGACAATCCCGTTTTGTTCAATCAGAAAACGGGCGAAATTACCGAGCGCGGGAAAAAGTATCTCGACAAGCTCGATAAACTGACTGGCGTTCGTTATATGCGCCTTCGCAAAGGTCTTTGGGTGCAAGCCGAAGGAATGATTTGGGAATCCTACAATCCCGACATTCATTTGATAAATCGTTTCGATGAAAACGGAAAATTCATCATTCCGCGCGACTGGCGCAGGTTTTGGGTCGTTGACTTCGGTTACAGAAATCCGTTTGTCTGGCAGGAATGGGCGATGGATAACGACGGCAATCTATACCGCATCCGCGAAATTTATTTCACAAATCGCCTTGTCGAAGACCACGCCCGCGAAATTCTCAAAGTTTGCGGCTGGCATTACGATCCGGAAACGCGGACTCGAACAAAAATCCGCGAAGACGCCGAGCCGTTGCCGGAAAAAATCATTTGCGACCACGACGCCGAAGACCGCGCGACGCTTGAAAGACATTTGGGAATGCCGACTGTTCCGGCGTTCAAGGACGTTTTAAGTGGATTGCAGCAGGTCGAATCTCGTCTTCGCGTTAAAGCAAACGGGAAAGCAGGAATTTATTTTCTGCGCGATTCTTTGGTCGAACGTGATCCAGAGCTGGTCGAGGCAAAAAAACCGCTCTGCACGGAAGACGAAATCGAGGAGTATGTTTTTGACGAAGATAAAGAAACTCCCGTTAAGGAAAATGACCACGGCTGCGACTGCACGCGCTATATGGTTGCCGAAGTTGATTTGAAGCTGGAAGCCGACGAACTTGATGAAGAATCGACCGAAAGCTATTTTGATTTTTGAGGTATAAACAATGCAAAACACTACAATTAAGAGAAGCACAAAGTTTATTGAGCAACAGGCTTTCCGAAGGCTACAAGCTCAACAAATTATTTTTGGACGGCGACCATTGGCAGGACGGCGACGGTTATCCGGCTCTGCCGCCGATGGATGTCGCAAACCGCGAGCAGATAATCGAAAAAATCCAAACGGCTTTTACCTCAGAAAATGAAATCGGCGCAATCGTCGAAACGCATCTTGACGGCGCAATCGCGCGCGAGCCGGATTGGGATTTGATTGACACGACCAAAAAAGATTCGGACGACGACCAGACCGAAGACCGGACGCGCAAAGAGGCGATTGACGCGCTTATCGAGTGGTGGAACTCTCGGAAGATGCTCGAAACATTGCGCGAAGCTTTATCGCTTGCGCTTGTGCAGGAACGTTGCGTCATTCGCGCTTTTATTCCTAACGGATTCAGAGACGAATCCGGCGGCATTAAAATACAAAATAGTCTTGCGGGCGCTCTGAAAATGCTTCAATTTGAAGTTTTGCCAGCCGATGTCGCCGGAGTATTTCAAGAAAAGGAAAAATACGAGCCGTTTGGAATTTTCGTCAAAAATGGCGGCAACAGCCAAAAGCTTGAAGTAACTTATCTGGACGAAAACGGCGATACTCGGCTTAAAGTTTTGGAAAAAGATTCGCTTCGGGAATTTGCCGAAAAAACTCTGCCGCAGATTGCCGCTTATATGCCGCCCGAAGATTCGACCGCGCCGCCGGAAATCGAGCCGATAAATCTGAACGGAAATCTTTTAATGTTTGAATTTGCCCGAAAGCCTTTGATTGATGAGCAAATGCGCTCGCTTCAAAAACAGCTTAATTTAACGTGGACGATGTCAGGCAAAAATACTGTAACCGCTGGAAGCCGCGAGCGGTATTTTGGGAACACGCAAAAACCGAGCAAGCCGATTATCAAAGAAGGCACGAACGGCTCAAAGGTGAGAACATACGAAAAAACCACCTTACACCTCGGCGGCGAACATTCAAATTTTCTGACCGGAACTCCGATTTATGAAGGCGTCGGCGAGCATAAAAAAATCATCGGCTATGCCAACGCCACGCTTACGGTCGTTGACCCTGTTGACTCTGCAAATTTCCACCAACAGCGAGACAAAATCGTTTTCGCTATGCGAAGCGCTGCACATCAGAGCCACGTTCAAATGAATGATATATCGGATGCTTCCGGCATATCGAAACAGGAAGGACGCGCCGGATTTGATAAGTCTCTGAAACGCTCGAAAGGAACAGTTGACGGCGGCGGCAGGTGGATGATTGAAGTTGCTCTGCGGTTTGCGGCGGCTTACACGACCAGCGGAAACGGCGGCGGAACACGCGAAAAAGAATTTGAAAAATATCGCGTTGATTTTAATTCGATTGTTGACGCGGGCGCGCTTGACCCTGAACAAACGAAAAACGATAAGGCAGATGTAGAAGACGGTTGGCTTTCGCCGGAAGCTTATCTGTCTCGGCGCGGATTTGAAGACCCGGAAGCCGAATTGTCTAGATTGAAACAAAGTGAATTTTACCAGCTCGCCCGGAAGAAAAAACAGCTTGAGGTTGCGATATTGGCAAAGCAAGCTGGATTTCCGTCCGAAGAAATTCTGGTCATTGCCGGTTATGATGAGGAAGAACAAAAGCGACTTTTACCGTTAATGACAAACGAAATAGGCAGCGAAAATTAAATAGTAAGAATCTGATACGTCGGATTCAATAGATTAAAGCGCGCGCCGCGCCTTCTGAAAACTTATTTTAGAGTTAAGGAAAGAGGTTTGCTTTGAGTTCAGAATTAGCAAAAAATTTCGCATAGTAAAGCAAGTAAAATCAGTGCCGAAAGTGCGCAAAAGATAAGTTTCTCTATCCGACATAACGGTCAAGCAGTTGCCCGTTTTTGCATTATTTTGCCGGACACTTGCCAATACGTAAAATGGGGCGTATCATTATTCCGCACTTGAACATCAATAGATAATTAGTTTCGGTTTAAACGGTAAAGAGATAAAACCGAAAGCAGTCCGGACGGATTGAAGGAGCATTTATGCCTGAATTACAGTGGTCTGAAAAAGATATAGCGGCGGCGGGAATTCCGGCAGCCAACCTTGATGCAATTAAAAAGGCGTATTTCAAATTGTCTGAGAAAGAGCAGACGGAAGCCGCGCGGGCTAGAGAAAAACAGATGAAAGCGCTGGAAAAGTTGGCGAATACACTCGCGCCGAAATTGCGGATCGCTCTTGAAAAGACAGGCGTTGATTTGAAAAAACTCGACTTGCAGCTCCAGGATCTGCAAAAGAAACCTTCCGCGGAAAAATTTCGGAAGATCGAACAATCGGTTGGGGAAAACGAGCTGGAGCTGCAGAAGGAATTAGCGGCGGCGGGAATTAACGAAGCGGCGGTGGTAGAAAAGCTCTTAAGCATTATTGGTCCATCGCCTGCCGACCGCGTTGAAAGGCGCGGACTTTTCACAATTGTAGTTACATCCACAAGCCCGAAGGGTTTTCGGGACACGAAGAATCGTAAGACCGGAAAGGAGAAATAATATGGACTTTTGGCTTCCGCCCAGGTACGGGTTGATTAGAGATGGGACATTGAATCGCATTACCAGCCTGAATGATGAAGGCGCTGTGGCTATACAAAACGAAGTTTATCTGGCTGGCTCAATCCCTGTCATCGCCGGCTTTTCAAAGATATTCCAGATGCCGCGGGGCACCAGGACTATCCAGATAGGCGGCGACTTCATTGCCTCGGGCGAGATTTCCGCTGTCGGGCTAAGCTTCGGGTACGCGCAGGCAAGCTTTCACGTCAACATAAAAGCCATGGGGTTGGGGCTTTTCGGCGTGCCTAACGGAGACAACCGCACGCTGAAAAAATTAATTTTCGCTCAGTTTTCCGGCTTTTATTACCAATCTCCGGGCATAGGACGCTTTTTCGATTGGTATTGGAGAACCGATATGGATGCGTTCACTCCAGCCGCTTCGACACAGCAGTATATGCTTTCCGCCACGATTGAAAGCTTTGCGGGCTGCGGCGGGTTGGGGAGTTTCGCGCTTGCCAACGTTTTCGGTTCGACAAGATTTCAAGGCTTCTTTATAACTACTGACCCGTAAGCCGTCTCCGTCTATAGATTGAGCGAGCGGCGTCCTCACTTTGCAATATTGCCTAAAGGAAATAAAAAAGTTTTCGCGCTTTGCGCTTATTGTAGGCGGATGCCCATCGCTCCAATCACATATTTCCGATGTTCCGGCGACCATTTCTAATGTTTTTTCTATTCATCCTAAAGTTCTAACGATTCATCCTGATGTTTTAACGACTCATCCTAATGTTACTTGCATAACCGAAAAATTTTGAATCAGCGCAATTTTGCTATTGCTTTTTTCAAAACTTTCGTTTACTTTACTTTCTGAAAATTTTACGTTGTCCATCGAAAATCTTGGACACAAACACGTTAACGCCGTGTAAATCTTCTTAATCGAAGATTTACACGGCGTTTTCAATTCCCGCGCAAAAGCGCAAACCAGCGAAGGCAAAAGCCAATCCCGGACAATTCAAAAGAATATGCCAAATAAATTAAAACGTAGTTACCCGACCGAAGCAGCAGTTCCCGCCAATTTGAAAGGCGCGTATGCAAAAGCAGACGAGAGCGACGAGTGGATTTTAGTTGAACTCGATGACGATGTTCCGATTGTTCAGGCTAAAAAAAGTCTGGAAGAAACACAGCGAACGCTGAAAGAAGATTTGCGAAAGGCGAATGAAGCGAAAACGCGAGCCGAAGTGAATCAACTTCCAGCTGGAAAAGTCGCAGTTGACATTGAAATCGAAACCCTCGGCAACGCCGCGAAAGCTGCCGAATTGACTGTGGAAGAAATTCCGACGTTGAAAACCGCAAAAACCGATTTGGAAGGACAGCTTGAAGCCGTAATAGGTGAAAGGCTGATTGAAGAAGTCGCAAAAGCCAACGGATTAAACGAAAAGTTCGTTGAATTGGCGAAAGACAAAAAACTCAAATTTGAAAAGAAAGTCGAAAAGGACGAAGAACAAAAAGACATTGATGTTTGGCATGTCGTCGGAGAAAAAGACGGCAAACCCGACAACACCAAGCTCGATAAGTTTTTTGAAACCGATTCATTTTTCAGCAAATTTGCAGATACGTTTGTCAGTTCCGAAGGCGGCGAGGGCGGAAACGGCACCAAGCAATGGGTAAGTCAGGAATCGGGTAAAGGCGGAAAAGGCACGTCGGGCGCAACACAAACGATTAACAATCGCTACGGCGGAACGGTCGCGTCATTGACGAAGACCGAAGATAAATAAAGGAGATTTTACTATGAGATTCGAATACACACGAAATTCGACTTCGCCGCGATGGGCGGGCGATTTTATCGGGGCGGACACGATTTTGCCGATACCCGGAAAGATTGACCCTGCCTCGTTCGACGCCGAAGGCTCAGTAACATTCGTTGTTAGCGGCGCGGGAGCGGCTCAGAATGCGACATCAATTCCAATTGTCGGAACGCTTTCGGGCGCAATTCCGGCAGGAACTGTTTTGCGTTTTAGCTCCGACGAGTTTGCGACCGTTAACGGCGCAGGCGGTGTGGCTGGCGGCAACAGCGTTCCGGTCGAAGCATTGGTTAATGCGCTCGAATCCGGCGACACAGCGACTTATCCGGGCACGACAGGCAGAAAATACATTCCTTCGGGAACGGTTTTCGGCAGAACTTTCGCCGAGCGCGACGCAAACGCGCCGTGGGGAAAAGCCGCCGATGCTGACGACGAAGTTTATATCGGCACGCGCGAGATTTACGACGCGAACAAAATGACCGATATGGAATTTTATCGTCCGGGCAAAGTCGTCAAGGAAAATTACCTTCCCGGCTTTTCGGCTCTTTCTGCCGCGATTAAAGCCAAGATTCGCAGCACTTACGTTACGACGAAGGGGGTTGACTAATTATGGCTGACTTAAAAACACTTATCGCTCAACTTAACGCAAACGGCGATTTCGCGGTCATCGTAAATAACACAATCGCGCAGTTCGGCGTGCCGAATCGCCGCTATCAATTTGCCGAATTATTGCCGGAAAAAAAGGTCAAGAAAAATCTGTATCGGGAAAACGGCATTCGTTTCCGAACGATTGTCGCCAATGACGGAACACGTTATTCGCCCGTTCAGAAAAAAGACGGAAAGCTGGTTTCGAGCGTTCTCGTCGAACTCGGCGAATCCGACATCGGCGCGGATATCACTGCCGAAGATTACGACACGCTCATTGATATGATTGCGACTCAAGCCGGACTCGACCCTGCTTCGGAATTTGTCCGAAATTGGGCGGACGCCGTTTTGAATCTCGCTCTTGTCGAACACAACGAACGCCAGAGAGTCGCCGCAATCGTCGCAGGTCAAATTATCCGCAAAGGCGACGGCGGCTATCTCGAAACGGTCAATTATCCGAATTTTGCCGGACAGCGCACAAACGCGACGGTTCAATGGTCGGACAACAATAATGACCCGTTTGTTTCCGACATTCTGCCGATGGTCGAGCGTCTTCGCGCGAAAGGTTTCGTAATCAATCGCATCAAGACGAGCGGAACGGTCAGAAGCATTTTGCAGCGCAACGAAAAAGTTCGGAACGCGGTCGTCGGTCGCTCTGACGCGGCTGGTTTAATTTCGATTGCCAAGCTCAATGAGTATATGGGCTCGAATGAACTGCCGCCCCTTGAAACCTACGATTTAACTTATCAGCTTCAAGGCGACGTTACGAGCTGGTTTTACCCGCGCAATTCGATGACGTTCATTTGCACCACCGGACGCGACCAGACGGTTGACACCGGAACGGAACAAATCACGCTAACCGATACGCTCGGATATACCGGCGTCGGTCGTGCGGCTGGTGAATCAATGCCGGGCAGAAAACTTCTCGTTCGCCATATGGAAGATAAGCCGCCGCGTGTTGACGGTCAGGGCTGGCAAACGTCCGCACCTGTCATTCAAGAACCGGAAGCAAGCGGAACAATCGGCGCAATCAGCTAAAAACAGATTTTCGGGCGAGTTTCAACGGCTTGCCCGAAAACGATTTATTGAAGGGAGAAAGAAAATGCCACAAATTGATTTAGACAGAACAGTTCACGTCGGCGGAAAGGTTTTTTTCAAGGGCAAGGCTTTTGTTACTGATGCGGAAAAAGTAATGATTGACGCCGAAATCGAACGGCTCAACGAAATTGACGCGCAGGCGGCGGAAGCTGCCGAAACCGACGAGGAAAAACCGAAAAAGTCGAAGAAAAACGATAAATAATTTTTAATATGCCGACGGAGAATCCGACAAATGACCAGATTGAAAGCGTGCGAGAAATCGCCAAGCTGACAACCTTTGCCGAAGCTCAGACGTTGGTTAGTTCTTTGAACAATGAACAGTGGACAGCGACACTCGCCGACATTACTTTGTGGAATTCATTAAAAAATCAATTCACCAAATTAAAAGGCGGTAGAAGCGGCGTCATAATCGACCCTGCCAATTCACGATTGGAGATTACCAATCGCGTTCGCAATCGTCTCGGGTTAGCAGACATCGGCAAAATCGACGAATTTGTTTGCGGCAATTTCACGGAAAGTGTGCCGATTGAATTTTGGTAAATCGGAAAATTTATGTCGATTCTCGATGAAATTATCGCCGCAAAAAAGATGGAATTCGACGCTTTGCGCGAGATTTTCTTCGACGAAGGCATAACCTGCCATCTGCTGAAACTCGACGGCGGCAATGCGGCATATTCTTCGACTTTGGAATTAACGGGCGGATGGTATATCGAATATTCCACCTATCGCGGGCGT